CTGGAAGCAAAACTGTACATTTATTTATATCTATAGTTTGATATAAAAATGGTATAATCTTTAAAGAGGTGACCCAATGGCTGTAGAAAATATAGGAAACTTAGTACCAACTAAAATTCCAGCATTAATTGATGATGCTAATATTCAAGATGCTTTAAGAGCATATCATTATGGATCGTATGATTTTGATCCTGCAGAAAATGATCCAGCAGAACTTTTAGTGCCATCAATGGCACATACAATTAATGACCTACAGGAACAAATAGATGATCAGGTTGCCTTAGAACTAGCAGCAAGAAATATATCTTCAGCACAAAACTCTGCGCCAGTAGCAGCAAACTTTTCAACATTTTCTGCCACAATACCAAATGGTTATATTTGGGTGGACAAAGATGCGCCTGCTCCAGTTGGATATTTATCAGCAACATCAATCTATACAGCAACACAACCAACAACTGGATTAGCCAATGGTGTAATTTGGATTAAAAAGGGATCATCTCCTATAGAAATGTATGTTTATAATGGAGATACTAGTAGTTTTGATCAGGTGATTTAATGCCAACATCATTTAATTACGACGGAAAACCAGGGTACATTTATAATGCAGCAGATGATACTTGGTATGAACTATCTGGAAAGACAGATACATCTGGAACTTTTGAATGGGCTGGACCACATACACATCTATCGTCAGTTACCGTTATAGATCATCTTGTTGGAAAAAAGGGTATAAACAATTACCTTAATCCATCAGCAAGAGATGCATCAATTACCTCACCAGTTGCAGGATCAATATGTGTGATAAGACAAGATGGCAGCGGAAATACTATTCACCAACTTCAGTATTACAATGGATCAGGATGGGTTCCTTTTATTCCTGCACAAGCAGGGAATGCTGGAAAAGTATTACAAACAGATGGTATAATAACATCATGGCAAGACGCAAGCGGATTGCCAGAAGTATTCTTACTAATGGGAGGATAACAAATGGCATCAACTTACAAGGTTTTGGCCCAAGCAGCACCAAGTGCTACCACAGAATCAACACTTTATACAGTACCAAGCGGGTACTCCGCAGTAGTCTCTACTATTGCAGTTGCTAATCAAGCAGGCTCTTCAGGAACATACCGCATTGCGGTACGTCCAGCAGCAGATGCATCAACATCACAGAAGCACTGGATTGTTTATGGAGCAACAGTAGGAGCATCAGATTCAATTATGCTGACTCTTGGACTAACTCTTGCAGCAGGTGACTTAATCCGTGTGTTTGCTTCATCTGCAGACATGTCGTTTTCAGTATTTGGTTCAGAAATTAACTAATTAACAAAAAAGGAGTACTCTTGTGGCAATTACAAAAGCAAGTGCATCTGGACTAGCAGGATCTAGATTTAAAGATGCTTCGGCAGGAACAACAAAGATTGTTGACGTTCCAGATCAACCAACAGTTAATGCTGCTAATACTAGCGGTTCTGGAGCAAGAGTATCATTTAACGCAGCATCAAGAGGTGGTATACCTACCGCATATACAGTAACATCTTCCCCAGGTGGTGTAACAGCAACTGGAAATACTTCTCCCATTGATATATTTGGATTAACTCCTAGTACAGCATACACATTTACTGTTAGAGCAGAAAATGTTAGAGGAAATAGCCCACAATCTAGTGCCTCTGGCTCTGTAACTACAGTAGCAACTCCTACTTGGCAGACAGGTAATATTTTAACATTTAATAGCACACAAAACTACGCTGTTGATACAATGGTTTCTGACATTGCTATGGTTGTTTTTAGTGGCGGTGGCAATGGAAACGGTGGAAGTACAGGCAATGGTGTTGGTAACGGTGGTACTGGTGGTACTGGTGGAAATGCTTGGTCTGGAGTTGCTTCATGTCCAGGATATGGAACAGGTGGTTCAACAGTTCTTATAACAGTAGGAGCAGGCGGTTTAGGAACTACATCAGTTGGAAGTTTTTTAAATAGTAGCGGTGCTGGAAACGCAACCTCTAAGGCTCAAGGAAACGTTCAGGCAAGCACAGGTACAGGTGGAAACGTCCAGGTTGGATCAGGCTTATTTACTGTACAAAACTATGAATACGGTGGTAGAGGTGGCCAAGGTGGCTGGGGTGCTAGCGAAAACCAAACAGGTCCTGGAAATGCTCCTTCTAGTCCATACGGCGGTGCAGGCGGAGGCGGTGGTTCTTACTGGGGTAGCGCAGGTGGCGGTGCTACTGGTAATGGTCCAGCAGGTGGAGGCGGAGGCGGTGGTGGATACCATTGTCCATCTGGCGGTAGAAATGGCCCTGGCGGTGGAGGCTCTGGTTTCCCTGGTACAGTTAGAATTATTGAAAAGAAGTCAATATAATGAAAAAATACGCATACATTAAAGATGGTGTTGTACAAGACCTACTAGTGTTTGAAGACGATGCTAGTATTGAATTGCTTCAACAGGTTGCAGATGATTACTCTTATGACGAATTTGCAGAGTGTACTGAATACAATATTAATATTGGATTCTTATATATTGGATCAGAGTTCTATAGAGAAGAAGGTAAAAAAGCCTTACTTCTTGATGAATTTAATCCAGACATTGTTAATGAAGTTACACCCCCTACGCCAGAGCAATTAGCAGCCCATCAAGCAGCATTTCCAGAACAATATAACGAACGACCATAAAACTAATAGTAATAAAAAATAGTTTAATTACAATACTATAAAAATAATATGGTTTAAAAAGAACGCAATAGCAAAGTTTTGGTGTATACTTAATAAATAGTTAACAAAATTTTAGTATAATTTTGTTATATTTTTTATTGGAGGGTTTATGGAGCAAAAAATAATTTTTACAAATGCCTCTTTGTTTCCTGATTTAGAAAAACCAATACCTGCATCAAAAGAGATACCTAGTTGGTATGCAAGTTTAGACTCATATCTAGGTGGTAAAAAAAAACCAGATGGTGATGGAGAAACAACGTCAACTATAAAAAAATGCATGCCTGTATTTGATTCAATGGTTTCAGGATACTTAATTAAATCCCCTACTGACGTTTTTGTATCAATAAAAAACAATATGTCGCATTTTGAATGGCCTTCTATGAATCCAATTCTTTTTCATCCACCTTCACAAGCACCAAATCATCCGTATTATAATGGAGATGCTTACCCAAAATGGAATAATTTTTGGTCAATTAAAACACCAAAAGGGTACTCAACTTTATTTGTTCAACCATTTCACAGAGAGTCCATTTTTACAATTATGCCAGGAATTGTAGATACAGATACCTATGTTGGCCCAGTTAACTTTCCTTTTGTTTTAAATGACACTAACTTTGAAGGCTTAATTCCTAAAGGAACCCCAATTGCTCAAGTTATTCCTTTTAAACGAGATGATTGGTATATGGAGTTTGGGAAAGAAAAAGAATTTAAAGAACAAGAAAATACAGTAAAAAATCTTAGAACTTTATTTTTTGATAGTTATAAAACAATGTTTAGGCAAAAAAAGCAATATAAATAAAAAACCTCCTAAAGAAAAACTCTAAAGGAGATTTTTATTTTATATTATTTTTATTTACACGGATATTTGTTATACCACTCCTTGTACCGTGTTCCATTTACAGAACTCCAGGAAGACCAATCTTTTCCACCCTTAGTCATATGTAGAGCAATTTGTGCATTTACTACTGGATTTAATAATTCAGCGTTTGAATCTAACTCAAATTTTTCTCTACGATCTGGTCCAAGTTCTCCAAGCATATTAATTTGAAATACGCCATAAGAACTATCCCCAGTCTTTACATTGCCATTAAAGGCAAGAGGGCGACCATTTGACTCTGCCTTGGCAATTGCACAAGCAGACCTTAAAGCCTTTCCCTGAAACCCTACATGACGCAACATATCAACCAGTTCCTCATCGGTTAAATTATGAGCATTTTCATATTTTTGTAATTTTTTGTCCTTAGAAACCAAAAAAGCCACCTGTTGGGTGGCAGATTTCACAGACTCTTTAATCAATAGATTATTTTCATTTGTTGCATTTGCAGAAGCCGAAAAAACGGTACTACAAATAACCAACGTTAATACCCCTAGCCAAACATTTGACTCTCTCATTGTAAAATACCTCCTAGAGAACAAATGCTACCTATTGGTAGCATATATTAATTATACCATTGTTTGACCTTTTGAGTCAAATACTTTTACTAAATAACAAAATATTTATAATATTGTTATTAGTTAATGGTATAATGATAAGATTATGGCTACATTTAGAAATCAAGGTTCAGATTCTTATTCAGTTGGTTTGACACCACCAAATGTATTGTGGACAGTTGTTCGTGGCGATACTGCCTCATTTCGTGTTTATGTTACAGATGATAATAAAGATCCACTAGTTATTGCTGATTGGACTATTGCAATGGAAATTAAACGTCCAAATACAAAGCCTGGTGATTTTACAGATGATGCAGAATTAATCGTTGAACTTGAACCAGTTCCAACAGAAATAGATGATGCTGGAGAGTTTACAGTTTCTCTTACAGCAAATGAATCTGTGTTGTTAGAAACTGGCGATATTTTTGATATTGAACTAAGTGATGAAAGTCGTGTTTGGACGGTAGCCAGAGGCACTATGAAAGTAATTGAAGACGTAACAAATAGTGAGTCCTAATGGCATCCGCTATCATAATTGATACCGATAGCCATAAAGCAAAAAAGATAAACTCTGTTGGCTACCCAATATCTGAAATAATTTACAAGGCAAGAGCAGTAAAAATTAATGAGGTTTTGCCTTTTAGAGTTAAATTTACTACTATTGGAATTGGTCCAGCATATGCAGGTGTGCCTGGAATTGGTCTTCAAATTATTGGAATTAATAACTATATTCTTTAACATATAATGATATAATATAGGCATGGCAAAGGTATCAATTTCAAATGTTAAGACTAAGTTTCAGACTGGCGACCGCCCAACACAAGAAGACTATATAGATTTAATTGATAGTGCTTCTGCTAGATCTACAGATCTTGGTTCAGACGGTAACAATGAGTTAACCATTAATGGTATTGAAAACTCAACAATTTTTGATAACTTTTCCGCAAGTGAATGGCGATCAATGAAATATATGATCTCTATTAAGCATGTAGCAGGTGGTGCAAACAAGTACTACTCTACAGAAATGAACATATTGGTTGATGGATCAGGGGTATCTGTTAGCGAATATGCAACAATTGAAAATGATGGGAATATTGGCACCATCTCTGTTTCAAGGGCTGGAGACACAGTTTCACTAACTGTTGTTCCAGTAGGGGGAATTACACCGATAACCTTGCGCTACATGCGTATGGGGTTAAAGGCCTAACCAAGGAGATAAAAGATGGCAACCGTAACAAAAGACTTTAGAGTAAAAGCGGGGCTGGTAGTTGAGGGATCAACCGCAACTGTAAACGGCCACGACATATTAACAGAAGCATTAGTAGACACAAAAGGTGATTTACTAGTAGCATCTGGTCCAGACGCAGTAACTCGTCTTGCAGCAGGAACAGACAACTATATTCTTACTGCAGACTCAAATGCAACAAATGGTATTGCATGGAAAGCACCACAGGCAGTTGGAGTTTTTGATTCAAGCATTTCATTTGAAGGTGCAACCGCAAATGATCACGAGACAACACTTCAAGTAACCGATCCAACCGCAGATAGAACTATCACACTTCCAGATGCAACTGGAACTGTAGTTCTTCGTGACACAACAGACACATTATCAAATAAATCAATTGCTTTTGGATCAAACACTATAACAGGAACAATTTCTGATTTCAATACTGCATTAACCGATGCAGATTTTGCAACATTATCAGGTACAGAAACTCTTGCTAACAAGACTCTTACCTCACCAACTGTTTCAGGTTTGTCCCTTTCAGATTCTTCAATAGTATTTGAAGGTGCAACTGCAAATGATCATGAAACAACTTTGTCAGTAACTGATCCAACTGCAGATCGTACCATTACAATTCCTGACGTAACAGGTACAATTATTACAACTGGAGATTCATCAACTGTAACAAACTCAATGCTTGCAGGATCAATTGCAAATGATAAACTTACAAACTCAGCAATTACTATTAATGGTACATCAACTTCTCTTGGAGGTTCACGTACATTAGGTTCTGATGACATTGCAGAAGGTTCAACAAATAAATACTTTACAGATGAAAGAGCACAAGATGCTATAGGAACTGTAGTTGGTAATGGTCTTGACTACGATGATGACACAGGAGCAATTTCTGTAGACCCTTCAGAATTTGCACTAAGCGCTGTAGGAGCACCAACTGGTGCAGTAAGCATGGCAACATACAAGATTACAGGTCTTGGAACACCAACAGATGCAACAGATGCAGCAACAAAAGGTTATGTTGATAATGCAGTTGTAGGTATTGACTGGAAAGCATCAGTTCGTGCAGCAACTACTGCAAACTTAGATATTTCTTCAGATCTTGAAAATGGAGACACAGTTGATGGAGTAACTCTTGCAACTGGTGATCGTGTTCTTGTAAAGAATCAATCAACTGGCTCACAAAACGGTATTTATGTAGTAGCCGCTTCAGGTGCAGCATCTCGTTCAACTGACTGCGATACTGCTGCAGAACTTACAGCATCATTTGCGGTATTCGTAGAAGAAGGAACTACAAATGCTGATTCTGGATATACATTAACAAATAACGGTACAGTTACTGTAGGAACTACAGCATTAACATTTACACAATTTACTGGTCTTGGACAAGTAGTTGCTGGAGATGGTCTTTCAAAGACTGGAAACACACTTAATGTAACTGCTGGAACTGGTATTAGTATTACTGGTGATGCAGTTACAAACGATGGTGTACTTTCAATTACTGGCACAGCAAATCAGATTACTGCAAGTGCATCAACTGGCGCAATTACATTATCTGGTCCACAAGATCTTCACTCAACAGCAACACCAACATTTAGCGGTGTAACAGTAGGCTCTGTAACACTTACAGATGCTTTACTTGGTACCGCTGCTGCAACTGCTTCTGACTCAGCAACAGTTATTGACTCATGGTCAACATCAACTTATTCATCTGCAAAATATATTGTTCAGATGAAAAAGGGTAGCGATATTGAAGTAATTGAAGTTCTTGTAACAGTAGATGGATCAAATAACGTTTACCTAACAGAATATGCAGATGTAATTAGTAACGCAGTATTGGGAACAACAGATGCCGATTATAACGGTGGAAATGTTCGTCTCCTAGTTACTGGTACAACATCAGATACTTCTGTTAAAGTACACAAAACATATATTGAAGCATAATTAGATAGAATAGAGGTCGGAGATGGCAACCGTAAATAAAGACTTCAGAGTAAAGCACGGCATCAACGTAGCCGAAGGCGGAATCTTTGGATCAACAGTCACAGTTGCCACTCCTACTCAAAATTCACATGCTGCAACAAAACTGTATGTAGATACTGCAGTAGGATCTCCACAACTTCCAGTTGGCGCTACTCCACCAGCATCTCCAGAAAATGGAGATTTGTGGTTTGATACATTAACAGAGCGTGTACATGTTTATTATAGTTCTGAATGGGTTGCAATTGCAACACTTGAAGATGCAGAAACACTACAAGACCACATTCATGATACATCAATTGATGGCAATGGATTAATTGTTAGTATTTTTAAAGACGCTGGATACTATTATCAAGCAGGAGAATTAGTAAGTGCTGGTGTTTACAATACAGCCTCTTGGGATGAAACCTGGGATGGCGGAATAGCAGTTGATAATTTTAATTAATTATCTGTTATAATATAACTAAGTATAAGGAGCAATAAATGGCAACTAGAATGCAACAGCGCAGAGGAACTGCTTCACAGTGGACTACTGCCAATCCAATATTAAATGCTGGAGAAATGGGATGGGAATCAGACACTAATAAGTTTAAAATTGGTGATGGAACAAATCACTGGGCAAACCTAGATTACTTTGCCGACATTAACTCTACAGTTAATCCTGCTTTTGGTACAAGCATTGTTTTTGAAGGTGCTACCGCTGATTCTTATGAGACTACCCTTCAGGTAACAGACCCAACTGCCGATAGAACTATTACTCTTCCAAATGTTGATGGTACAGTTATTACAACTGGTAACCTTTCAGACATTACTAACATTGGAGTGTTTACTTCAACAATTACAATGGAAGGTTCTTCAGCAGATGACTTTGAACTTACCCTTTCAGCAGGAAACCCAACCGCTGATCGTACAATTACGTTTCCAGATGCAACTGGTACTGTAGCCCTTACAACCGATATTGCAGCGGGAACAGTAACTGAAACTGGAACTCAAACTCTTACAAATAAAACTTTAACAAGCCCAGTAATTACTGGAGCAGTATTTAATGATGGCTCAATTGTATTTGAAGGTGCAACAGCAAATGAGTTTGAAACAACTTTAACTGTAACAGACCCTACGGCAGA